GTAAAAAAGAATGTGGTTGTCATGCTTTCAGGATTAGTTAGAAGGTTTGAAGAAGAAAGAATAGAAATGCCTCAAGAGGTTAAGCCGGATGAATTATCCTTAGTAAATTATTACCCAAGTGAATCACGGCCACCAAGTTATGCGCCAATGGCTCCAACTATGACGGATGGAATGGCGAATGTGTCATTGGGGATATTAAATCAAGCGATGACTAACACGACGGGAGCAACTACGGCTTCCAAATTGGAGAAGGCAGCATACGGATCATATGCGGAAGCATTCCGAGATGATTTGAGATTAAGACAGGTTAAGAAACATGTAAATGATCAAATAATACCAAGATTGTCAACAGAATTGTCACATTTGAAACGAAAAAAGATAATTGTTGGTACAATTATGTTAGTTGCAGCTATCGTGGCATTGGTGACATCGGCAGGTACATTAACAAATGATCTAAGCATAAGCATGAAAGCAGGCGACGTAAATATAACAATACCAGCGTGGTTTAAAGGATTTAGTGCAGTATTCGGGTTCGCAAATTTGGGGTCGACTATGATAATGATGCTATGCGCTAGAACTGAAAGAATGTTGGCCAGCCAAATTGAAATGATTCAGAAGGAGTTGATGAAGAAGAGGTCATACAATGAAGCGGTGAGAATGAGCACAGCTGAGTTGAGCGGGATGTCGTTGGAAGGAATTATTCCAAATACCGGACAGCTGACCTGATAGTATGAAACCTCAAGGCGGATCGCATACAATTGGCAGGTTGTATGTGTGATGCACCTATCATTGTCTAATGGAGGTGGGAGTTCACCGCATTCACCCAACTTACA